CTGTTTAGCAGCTTCTGCCGATTCCTTTGCTTGCTGTAGCTGTTCTGGAGAGATAGGTGATTCGGTTAAATTAGGTGCCGTTTCAGGGATTTGATTTGCTTGATCAAGATTATATTGAGCTTGATTTTTTTTTAAGATTAATCCTTCTGGCGTTTTTTTACCTGTAACAGAATATGCTTTAGACTTGGCTTCATTATATTGTTGTTCAGTTAATTCACCTTTCTGTTTCATCTGAATTAGCTTTTCTTCTAATGGTGTCAAATCTTTGGTAGCCGCACGAATAGGTAGCGGGTTTCCTACAAATTTTCCAGCAGAGGAAACTCCCTTACCTATAGCTTTTCCTGCGCCAACAATACCTTTGATTCCTAACTTGGCCAATGCTACCGGGTCGCCCAAAGTAGCTAATTCACCAGCCACTTGCTCCGCTCCAGCCATTGTATTCCAGGGTTCATTTTTTGTTCCCATCGCCTTATAAGCATCAAATTTATTAATAGGGCTTTCACCTTTTTTGTAAGGGATAGCTTTCTGCATACTTTCTGGCACCATATTATGTAAATCTGGGAATGCTTTCCCTATATCCATTAAAGAATTTAGCATTCCTCCGGCAAAATTCGATGTGAAGCTTGGTTTATCATTACCAGTAAAATGCTGGAATTTTTCCGCATTAGACAAGGGTTTTTCTACAGGTTTTGGTACTTCTTGTGCAGGAGCAGATTGTTTAACTGGAGTGAATTGTTGTGGATATTCCTTTTGAATGGCCGCATGAATTTGCTCATCTGTCGTTCCGTCAGGAAATTCTAGATGCTCAATTAATTTTCCATTCTTGTATATAGGAATAGTCTGTGACATTACTCGAAACTCCCGGTATCAAGATTATATTTTCTAGTTTTAACTGAGGAATTATTAGTGGAGGCAGTAACACCTTTTCTAACTTTAGCCATATAGTCATCGCGATTTTTTCTAACTATATTCACCATATCCTTATATGTTTTCATTACCTGAGTTTTGTCATTCCATATTGAATCACTTGGATTAGCAAGTTTTCCCATCGTTTTGTAAACATATTCAGGAACAATACTTGTGCCATATGCTTTACGCAATCTATCCATTGACTGAATACTGGTATTTATGGCTGAAATAACATTTCTAGCTTTTGGATCAATGCTAGGATCATTAGGATTGGTCACCATTTTTAATCTAGCACCCATCAATTTTGCTTTACCTTGCGGGCCTGCAAAATCTGATACATCTTCGATAGGGAATGAATCTAATTCATTAACAGCCACATCTAAATCAGCCGCTTGATTCTTAATTGATGCGGTTGCTTTGGCTCCTTGAACACCCAATACAGCTTGATCGGTCAATCCAGAATGATTAATTGGCGTACCATCATCTAATTTCTCATCACCATTTAATAGCTTACCTGCGGCTTCAAATTGCTGATCTTCTGTAAACCCAGGATTATCACGAGCTACATTGCTCTGTAATTGTTTTTGTTTTTGCACATCAACGGCGCCTCTACCGCCTGACATGCCACTATTTTTATAAGCCGCATTAGCTTGCTTTTCAGCAATGCGCGCCTGTATGTGCTGCTTTATTGCGTCCAATTGATTATATTGCGGTTGTGCCGGGGGCGCATTAGGAGCCTGCATTTGTCCTTGAGGAGTAGGTTGTTGTTGTCCCGTCTGATCAGGTTGATTTGTTTGACCTTGAGAACCAGCAACCTGATCATGCGCTTGTTTTATTAGCTCAGGATGCGTTTTAGAAAGGATATCTACGATTGCGGCTTCTTTGGTTAATTCGGTTCCGCGTAGCCCAGGATAATCATGCTCTTGTCTATTCAGTGCAGCATTAGAATTCTGCAAACCAATTTCTGCTTCTGATTTTGGCCCATACCATTTTGACTGTTGATTTGCTAAACCAGCATTAGCACCTTGCAAGCCAATCTCGGACTGAGCTTTTGGCCCATACCATTTATTGATATTCTGTTGGTTTTGCAAGTCTGCTGCTGATTGTTGGCCGACATATGGGTTCTTAGCCTCTTGTTCAGCGGCTTTGGCTTTGTTAAGCCTATTCATTACCATAGAATCCCACATCTTTTGAGATGCAGAAGCGCCCTCCATAAAGGCGTCCATTCCGGTATATATTTTATCGCCCATTGCCATGATATTCTCCTATTGCGTCGCTGCTTTAGCCGCACCACTCGCGCCGCCTGTCATGTAATTCAATCCTGCCTGACCTGCTGCACCCACGGCACGACCGAATAATTGTCCAGGTGCATTTTGCTGACCATAGGCTATATTGCCCATAGCAGTACCTTGGTTCATGGAGTTTTGGCTCATTTGTCCAGCCGCTTGCTGGCCTTGACCATATAGATTCTGGCCAATACCAATAGATTGCGTATACTTATTCATGAGGTCATTCATATACTGTTGGCGATCACTTTGCATAATATCATGCGAGGATTGCTGGATATTATTAACCGCTGAACTACTACCCATTAGGCCCATGCTGCTTGCGGCACCCATGCCAGCTTCTTTTGCTTGGCCTTCCATTTGTTTAGCATATGGTGATTCTTCATATCCAGCTGCCCATTTGTTTTGAAGTGCTGCCGGATCATTTAATTGGTTAGCCTGATCATTCAATCGACCATATTGATCCTGACCATTTTGGTTATATGGCTGCAAGTTTCCTTGCGCATCTTTGTAGTATTTTTCTTGTTGCTCTCCAGCTTTTTTATATCCTTTTTCTGGATGCAAAAAGCTATCAAGCATATTGCCAATGCCAGCTTTTCCTGGAATTGCGCCACCTACATAATCAAGTGCTGCCATAATCATTCTCCACTATTGTGCGCCAATGTATGCTATGTATCCAATTATAGCTGACGCACCTGGATCAGCGCTAAATGTAATACTGAATTTGTTTATACCGGGAACTATCGTAAGGATAGAAACAGGATTAGTTGATGATATTAGTGATGCGGTTACAATGCTTGCGGCAGTCAATCCAGGAAGTGCCACATCGATCGGACCGGCTCCGTGACTACCAATGTCAATTTGCGCAGTGATCGCGCTTAAGCTCTGTATTAGCACCGCAACACTATTAAATATATCCACAAGATTCGCCAACCAAAGTCTATCAACATTGGTTGCATTCTTTGTATCATCAAGGTTAGGATCTAAATTAGGCAGCGCCGCCAGAGACATTTTCTACCTCCATTGTTCCGCCAAGCAATACAATGGGAGATGGGCTGACGCAAATTAATTTGTACACTCTATTGCGTGAGCAACCAAGCTGATACCAGCGCATACGCCATTGATAAACACCAACTTGTGCAAATTCAAGGTTGCCCGCCGTCTGATAGGATATTCCACCATCATTAGAAAAGAATAGTTCAATATGGGGTTTAAACCATGAATTATAAGTGATGTCATTTAGGGTAGGATAATTACTACCTTCAGTTATCAAAAATTGTGGATTACCATCATTATCAGGATTTTCGCCAACAACATAGACGGGTTGATTTGCACTATCATTTGTCTCATCTACAATAAACTGCGTATTCAAAAAGGGTGTATCAGAATTTAAAAATGATCCTTCACCCCATACAAAGTCTATTTCAACATAATTTGTTTTAAATTCAGCATAGAAACCCGGAGATTTAAGCCCTTCAATCATGCCAGATACAATAATAGGTGTTACTCGCTCATATCTGAATGGTAATTGCAAATAGGCATCTAATGCTTGTCTATTAGTTTGATCAGGATTTTGAATTTCATTATTATAATATTGACCCGAGAATTCATAAACAGTGCCATCACCGATTACAGTAACCAAGTGCCTATTAGCAAAAAACACATGCTTCTGCACTCTATTACGCTCGCCATTGGCTTCAATGCATCGATGCCATGTCTGTGTATCAAAATTATATTCTATGCTTATTGACTGGCTTATTTGATCTAGCAAGCCAGTATCTGAATAAGAACCAGCGGATAATCTATAGAAGACTGTGTTTTCATAATCATATAGAAAACCATCGCTTTGACCCATAACAAACGGATCTAAACTTTGAGCATTAGCACGTCTTTGTAATAACACATCCACAGCTTTGCTAGAGAAAGGCTTAGGATAACCACCGTTTTCGCATAGTAACGGCTGAAGTAACCCGCTCCTATTCTGGCCCATCCATGTCATATAACCAAAGTCGATGCTTAGTGTTCTCGCATTAGATGCCGATATACCGTAATCAAAGTTATAACTTGTGTTCTTTTTCCATGGGAAGGTAGTGACAACACCACCAGCGGAAGTAAAGGTGGATGGGATATTCGACCAAATATCGGTGACAAAATCTGTGAATATATAGAGCGTATTTTGCAGCACACCCATTTGGTTAATTACGCCGCTTGCTTGGTTGAATATAGCTGCGCTATTAGTAGTGAAACATGTGCTTAACATCGTAGAAAATGAAATATCATAGTTTAGATTAATAGCCGATAAACCATAAGTTGAAGTATTATTCGACGAAACAGTGATTCTATTACCGAATGCTGCTATATAAAGTGGATTAACTGGCAAATGACCATCAGTTATAATGTCAAATTCATCTGTTTCTTCGCGATATAGATACACATTAAGACCATCAGCGAAGCAAACTAGTGTAATTCCGGTAATAGCAGATGTAACTTGCGGGCCTACATTCAAATATGCTAAGAAAACATTCCCATTTAGTGTTTTTAGTTTAACAGATGCAGTAATTTCTACTTGATTAAAGAATGCATCCTCTCTGAATATCTGATTCCCTACTACTGAGTACCAATACTTCACAGTTTTTTGTATGTAACGTGGCTCGCTATTGAATATAAGCTGATTCTGACCAAGAAAACTTATGTGTCTTCGCCCTAAGGTGGGATAAGATGCCATTTTCTTCTTACCGATTGCCACCGGCACATTATACCAGTTAGCACAATCGGACGGCCCAAACTGACGGAAGCGCTGGCGGTCAAAGTAACCAATAATAGGTAGATCAGTAACAATGGGATTAGCCATTATGTCCAACTTTTATTTTTAAGAACATTCCAAATAGTTCCTAAACTAACATTATATTTAAGAGACAGATCTATTGATGACATATTAAATTTATCCTCTCGTATTTTATTGGCCAATTCCATCGTTAAAACATTCCTACTGGTGTTTCGTGATTGTGTTTTTGCATCTGCCCATCTACAATTATTTGGCTCATAATTACCATTACTATTTATTCTATCTATAGATAAATTGTCTTTATATCCATTAATTAATGCCCATTTACAGAAATTATTAGGTTTTCCTTTCCAATCATCACAAACCTTAATTCCTCTTTCCCCATATAGATAATAACATTTATTGTTTTCTTTATAACATCTGCTCATCATATGTTTATATGTCTGAATCAATCTTGGATGAGAGGAAGCATAATCACTAGCTCTACTTCCATTTTTAATACATCCGCAATTTTTCCTGTAAATTAACTTATTTGGATCAACCTCATATTCTTTTTGGCACACTTTGCATATTGCTATTGCACGTCTACTGCCATTTGAATAACCCAAATCTTTTACAATCTTAAAGCCATTTATTTCATTTTCTAATTCTTTTGCTAATCTGATTGGTTTACATCCACAACTCTTAATTTTGTTAATGCTTGTAATACTAGTCTCAAATTCCTTCCCGCATCCTTTGCAGTTAACTAATAGATATTTATTTTTATTTCCTGCCCTACATCTTCCTAATTCTTTGATAATCTTAAATCCGTTAACTGTTTCCGGTAAAATTATTGCCTTTGGCATCATTCAAACCTCATGAAATTAATAAGATTTGAAGTATACTGTATTTATTAAACTTAGTAAATACAGTAAGTTGGCTAAATTCCCGCTCTGACTCTCCAACTTCCATTAAGAAGTGAATCATGATCTGATTCAATTACCAGATTAACCGGAGATGCGGCGATCATATCTTCTTTTGCTTCTTTTAATTCGTCTTTTAGCTCTTGTGTCCATGCGCTGGCGCGTCCTTTATAGAAAGCAAGATCCTTAGCCAAAGCGAATTTCATGTATCGCAAATAATAACCTGGCAATGCTGCCATAGTGTCATTTTGTGTGAACTCGGGAAGTTGGAATTTTCCATAGACAAATAATTGGTATTGCTGACTACCACTGGGGTAAACGCGCATGCGAGTGAGGTCTACTTCATTCGTGATGATACAGAATCTTGGCAAACCTTGCTGGGGATCAAACTTGTAACTCGCATAAAACACATTACGAGATTCATCTATTAAAGGGTAGGTAACGCCATCCAATAGCAGCCATGCATTCTGCAAATTGGATAGCCTACCAAACGTGACATCGGGAGTCGGAACATGACTCGCATCACCAAATGTAACAAATTGCTGACCGATTTGTAAGACTGTTTCGACCTGATATGCAATTGTTGTCAATAATCCTGTAGCACTATAGGAGCGAATCAGGTCATCAAGGATCTGTATTGCCCGATTATTATCATCGCCATAAAGTGGCACCGTTGGGCTGTTAGCACTAACGAGTTGATAAGCATCTCTGACAAACTCTTTGACTGTTTGGGCCATGTTATTTCCCCAATGATGACGCCGCTCTAAATTGATTCTTTGTTGCTTGGCGCTTATCAACCGGCTTTGGTTCTTCTAAAGGTGTCGAATTCGCTACCTTTAAAATCACCTTATCAGCATGATCTTTACGATCAAACCATAGGCCACTTGATATTAAATTTGTGAATTCATCATAGGACTTAGCGAGCCTTTGCTCTGTATCGTTATAAACGAACGCGCAAAAATGCTCTCTATCAACCCATCTGTCTAGGTATGGAACTTGACCTGTTTTTATCTGAACCATATAAACCTCTAAAATAGGTGGAACAAAAAATTCAATATTTTGTTCCACCCTATGCTTATGACATTACAAGAACCGCAAACTCAGGGTTAATCGCGTCACCACAAATTACGTCCAGACGATCCAACTGGATGTAGTTACGGATATCAGCGCCGAGTGTATAGGTCATTGCCATTTTGTAGAGGTCACTGTAAGTAGTAACTGCTTCTACGCCGCCTTTCAATTCCTTGATAGGAGGTGCTGCGAATACAACCGATTGATTGTGATAAGCGATAGAAACGTTATGAGTCGTAGCCAAATAAATTTGAGCGCCATTAGGAATAGCGGCAGAAATATTTTGACGTGCGCCAGAAATAACAATAGTTGGGTTGACAGGAACAATTGCTGTACCTCCCGAGTTACCAAGAACCTGA